ATCGTTGTACTTGTCGTACTGGTATTTGTAGCCTGAGTCAATAACTGCGTATGTAGAGGATGTAACTGCTGCACGATATGCTGCAACCTTCTCATACTCATTACCTGCAGATACTTGTACGGTTGCGAACTTATTTGGTGTAATGAATGCAACGCAATCCTTACGTGTCTCGGCAACGTTACTGATAATGTAATTGGCTAATTGCACAAGACTGGTAGCTGCGGTTGTGGATGTTTCAGCCACACCACCTCTTGCCTTACCTTGCAGTATAAGGGAAATATCGATCTCTTCTGACGATGCAAATAGATCGTACCCAGTTGTTAGTACACCGACCGCTACGTTAGCTTCATCGAGACCATCTGAACCATTGTTAAACGATAGTGAGAGTGGGGTGTTGGTAGCTGTTGATGCGATAGCAATGGCAGTATTTGTGTAACCTGATGCTCTATCAACGTTGTAGTACACATACTTTGAATTCTGGTTAATCAGAGTTCTGATGTAATTGGTTGCTCCGTCTTCAGTCTTAGCATCTGTAGCACGAGAAGCGCCTGCGTAAACTTCCAACACAGCACCTGGTGTACCAGTAAACTTACCATTTTCGTCAGCAACAACGACGTGAATTTCGTCTTTAGCTGATGAATTACCAAAATTCTGAACATAGTTGGATGTACCGATTGTTCTTTCAACGTTGAAAGCGTACTCCCAGTAGCGTTTTAGATAACCGGTGTCAATAGTATTAACGTTTGCAACACTCTCACCACCCACTGTTGTCAGTGTGTAATTAGTTGCGACGTTAACTGTAACGGTTGCTTGAGTAGCGGTATTGGTTATGTTACCAATTGAAGTAACTTTAACCAGTTGTGTGCCAGTCGTTGTATTACCTAGAACGACCAAGTCACCGACACTCAATAGAGCTTTGATAGTAGTTGCTCTGGATACAGCTTCAGCAATCGTACCTGTACCGCTTTGGCCGATATTAATTGTGAAGGTGTTTGAACCGGTATTAGCAACAATGGTTGTCAACTGAGCGTTTGAACGGATGTTTGCATCAGCCCCAGACAGTGATGTGTTTGAGAAGAATGTAGCATCTGTATCACATACAGAAATTCTCAACGAGTTTCCCATCTCACCTGGATAACGAGCTACAAAGCGCACGTTTGTCTCGGCCGCAAGGTTTGTCGTAACGGTAGCGTCTGTAAAATCATCGTCGTTTTTAACGACAAGATTTGTATTGCTTGTTACTGCACCAACGTTTGCATATGCAGTTAGGGCACCGTTTGCACCCGTTGCATCTGATGTGTTTGCTGCACGAGCGATGTAAAGCTTATTACCGTATGATAAAAAATTGGCTGCAGTAAAGAATGTTTCTGCGTTGAAATTGGTAGGCTTACCGTATCTATCAACTAACTTACTTTCAGAATCGATTAGAGTTGCTTTGCCTACAGGTCCCCAACGAAACACACCAGCAAAGGCGCCTTCGGTTGATGATACTGCAGGGACAACTGTAGTCAGGTCGATTTCTGAAACATTTACGCCTGGACTTACTTGAAATGGCATGTCTATCTCCCTTCAGAGGTTGTATTTATAACTATGAAACTATGATTTATTTATAAAATCGGAAAAGTCGTTAACTAGCCATCCATCTATCAAATGACATATTTTCCAAATCTACTATTTTTGGTGAGGTTATATTCTCATTACCATCATGAATCATACCAAAGGGCAGCATCTCTTCTTCAATTCGCTTAATATTCTCTGTGAAAAGATCTCGTCTAACATCACTATTACTAATTTCTTTGAAATAGTTTTGAGTGGCAAGCCATGCAAATAAGACAAGACCCATTGTTAAATCGTCGTGCCCTTCTTCTGCTTCATATGACTGACCGTTAAATGAGAATCTCATCAACTCATTAATTGTCTCGTAGTCATTAATTACAACCTTATCACTCTCTACCAAGTTCTTTAGGTTCATGCAACCAATTCTCTTAGTAGATTTCGTTGTACGTATGCCTAATTTGGAACCTGTTGAGAATCCTGCAGATAACTCAACTGTGTTATTATGGTTACTTATGGTCTTCAAAATACCTTCATATTCAAGATCGTACGCGAGCATATCTGCAACCTGACCTCCGATATCGTTTGTTTCAACCAAAACGATAGAGTTGTTGTAGTACCTTGCCGTCTGTTGTATGATGGTTGGGTATATCATAACAGGTATTGTATTATTCAGATAGCGTGCTACTTGCTTGTATGGTGCACTTGTGATATCCATGACCTGGAAGGCTGAGTAATCGGAACCACCACCTCTTGCAGTATCAACAGATATTGCGTAAATATTTCCAGGTACTGGTTCTTCGTATACTTTTAAATGATCGGTCTGTCTAATAGGATCTTGATATACTAACCTACTCAACTTAGCTGCTGAGATTAGAGTATCAGTAGAACCAATAAACTCACACTCATATTCAACTCTGAACTGTTCTTCAGATGTGTTACGAATGGTTTCTTCTTTCCACGCCTCATCTCTACCCGGAACCTGACTCCAGTGTACGTCGATTCGTTTATAATTGTTCTGACCTCTCTCAGAGTTTGCCCATATACGGTAGAATTGATTCAGACCGTTTGGTGTAGATGTAATCAGTACCTTTGTAGTCTTACCAGATGAAATTGTAGGATAGACAGATGCGAAGAAACTCTCTTGCAAGTTGTTTGGAACGAATGCAAACTCGTCAAGGTATACAAGGTTTTGAGATGTACCACGAATAGCAGATGATGAGGTAGATGAAGCAATGATACTTGAACCGTTTTCTAGTTCAACACTCTTTTTATTCCACTCGACAACACCCTGTTGTAACCACTTTGGTAAATGCTCGTACGCTAACTGTACACGGGAAAGAATTTCAATAGCTTGGGCTTCTTTGTTAGCAAGAAGCGCAACTGAAAACATCTCATGAAAGAGCACATACCAAAGCAATAACGCTGCAACTGTTGTCGTTTTACCGACCTGCCGCGGCATCTTACATATGACGAATCTCTCGTCTTTTGCAAGAGTAACCATGTCTTTCTGGAAATCATATAGTTGAAAGGGTACTAAACCCCTATCAACGTTAATAATCTGAATGTAGTTTGTAATAAAGTAAACCGGATCACGAGCACATTTTAAATATTCCTGAACTTGTTCTTGAGTCCAGTTAATTGCAACGTTTGATCTTTTTAAGTTCCTATTACCTTGATAGGTATCAGTTGGTGCGGCCATTATTTCTTATCATCTTTTGTAGTTCAGCTGTACTTCCAACGAAGAGATTGTTATTAATCGTCTTTGGCTGCCCTATTTCACCGGTCATATCCATTTTCTTCTTCGTTAAATCGAGAAGGTCTTTATTCACTTCAGACATTGTCTTAATGAGGGTTGCTGCTACCTCAAAACTTCTTGGATGCTGAGACATACCTGCAACTTCCAGTATGCCGTTTAACGCTTCCTGGCCCTTTTCAATTATGGAAATCATATTACCACGTGCATATTCATAGTCGGAGTCAATCTGAGGTATTTCCTGCACTTCAGGTGCAGGTACTTCAATATGGGGTAACCCGAGTGCTTTACTGATTTGTTCATTCATCTTTTATATCACTCTTTGTTATAATGTATGTCCAATCATCATCCTCTTCAATTAGTGTTCGATCGATAGTTAACGATGCGTTTGAAGTTGGTGATCCGTTTGCAAGCATACCAGGAGTTATAGTAATGTTTCTATACTCTTGTGTTTTTGTAATATCGGAGAAGAAGTTGGTGTTGGCCAGTTTAATAACTTCCGACTTACGTACAGGTCCAAACAAGTAACTCTTCATTTTGAAGACGACTGTCCATATAATGGTTCTACTTGAATCGGCAGTACCTTCATATGTATCGGTTGAGTTTACAGTTTGAATAATTACAGGTATGTCTAATTTAATGCCCATTTCAGGGATTAGATTAACCGTGGTAGTCCAATCAGGGGTAAAGAACGGTAATATTTGTTCCAATATCTTGGTTCCGTCTTCTGCATTCTTTGTCATAATGTAGAGATTAAAATCAATATCGTACGGTACAGGATTGTAAATATACTTCTGCTGCTCCGTGTTTAATGGATTATTAAGTACTGTATGTTTTCTAACAGTACCTAGTTTCCTATCAGCTGCATAACTCATACCAACCATTTCAAATGACATAATGGGTACGTTTATTTGAAACGGTCTGTTTAAAGCCGGATCACTATCCAGTCTCAGTAATGCTTTGTTCTTTGGACCGTATGTGATAGGTATTTTTAAAGTCTGAACTTGGTTATTGCTGCTATCTTCTCTATTAATGTAAATATCATTGAATAGAGTTCCAAACAGGATGACGTTCTTCCTTATGGTCTTATGATAAAAGGTTTGACCAAACATTAGAACGCTCCTTCGGCAAACGGATCCATCTCACTGAAATCGATAAACGAATCAGATTCAGCTTGTATTTCTTCTCCGTCACCTCTTTCACTGAAGTTTTCATCAACAAGTTTATACCCGTCTTCATCAGTGATGGAGAATGGATTGTCGTCTTCGGTTTGCAATGCAAAGTCTGTTATTGAAGATGAGTAGTTTTCTGTTGTGATTGAGTTGCTTAAGAACAAGCTGTCAATGTTATCAATACCAGTACTGAAACGTTCACTACTGTATTCAAACAACTCGCATATAATGTCATACGACTGTAATGCACCTAGTTGATAGAAGATTGATTCGTG